GGATATCGATCTGACCATATCTTTAGGAAAGATCCCATCCACTTACCTGCTTCAGGATTCATCTCTTCGATAGCGACGACTTCTTCATCTTCGTAACCATCCCACCACTTGTTTAAAGATTTCGCATAGTGATCGGGGTACAATGACCACAGTCTTCGTGACTTGCCCGTACCGGTTGGTCCAACCCACCATTCGTTCTCCAGATCTCCTTCGATGATGCCAGACGCTCTTCGTCTGAGGTCCAAGATCTTCTTGTGATGGAGGAAATAGACGTGGGGGTGATTCTCTTTAATCTCTTCGATTTTTCCGTCTTCTGCGAGCTTGATGATGTCGCGCCATTGTTGCTTCTTGTCAACCGTTGATAGAGCCTTTGGTTTTTCTCCGAACTCTTCGTAGTCCCCGTCTTTTGAGCAGTAGTCGATGTTTTGCTTAGCGTTACCCTTAGCGACTTCGATGTGGGCCCGTGAGAGTAAACTTGATAACCGGTTACGTGATACTGGATGGGGGAATTGAACGTAGCCTTGATAGTGTGGAGTCCCCAACTCTCCTCGTTCTCGACCGTAAATGAAGTACTTGACATGCTCCTTGATAAGTTCGATTTCAAGATCGTCACCCGCCGTCGGATTATTAATTGTGAAGACAAAGTTCCGACTTTTAGACATTCTACTTGATACTTAATACAAAGTATGAGAGGTAAAATGCAGTCCTGGTATACTCAAGGCACACTGGTAGACTATTACCCAGTGTGCCTGTGCCCGTGCCAGAGGGAGACCCTTCGGAGTCCCACATGGTCAAATGTAAATCCCTAATTAGGAACAGTCCCTAATTTTCCTTATGCTAGATAGGTTAATTAGTAGCACAAATTTTATTCCAAGGGATACATCCTCCGCTAGTAGAGCCTTATTTAACACACCAGAAATGCGTACACGCCGCGCTGCTTTTATGCGATCTCCATATGGAGGCAGATTTACTGCTCCAAGGAGTAATGCTAGACGAGCCAGATCTCGTACACGCACAAATTTAATGCGCAGACGTTCTACCACATATCCTGGTATATTAGGCGGTCAAAATGCGGATTCACGTTTAGTATATAGACGTAAACGAATGCCTCGTCGTAAAAAACGAGCATGGGTTAAGTTTGTCAAGAAAGTTAACGCTGTTGATGAAAAAGAATTAGGAGCAAGAACAGTCTTGTTTAATTAAAAGATTAGTCAAGTCGCATCTGCAGATTTGAAACAATCTACATTAACATTATGTTTATATCCGTTTACAGATACAACTAACGGATGGTTAAATGATATGCAGAGAATTGGTCAATTTGAAAATGAAAATGACCCTACAGCTATAGGTGGTGCTACGATTGATAGAAATACAAAGGTTATGTTTCACAGTGCTATAATGGATATTACACTTCGAAATACATCACAAATAGTAACAGCTATAGGACCAACAGTATATGGACCTGCCCCTGAAGCTTCAATTGAGCTTGATTTATATGAAATGTATATGCGTCAAGAAGCTAGTGATGGAGCAAATCCTACAACTAATGCGATGTCAGGTATCTTGAATCAATGGGATGATAAAGAAATTGGTGGCGCTGGTCAAGGTATTGGTATAGATGACCGCGGTGCGTCCCCATTTGAAATGGGTTCTGCTCTTGGTCGTTTTGGAGTTAAGGTAATTAAAAAGACAAAATATTTTATTCCCAATGGTCAAACAATAACATATCAAACAAGAGATCCTAAAAGACATGTAATTCATTATGGAGATTTAGAAAGACAAGAAGGATGGAATAGAGCTGGATGGACTCGTATTTATTTCCTTATATACAAATTAGTTCCTGGTTTAACTCCAGGAACAGCAGCTATTGGTCAATATCGTTGTTCAATAGAACTTGGTACTACTCGCAAATACATGTACAAAGTTGAAGGATTTAATGAACCACGTGAAAGGTTATTAAACGATTCATTTGGTGTAGGTTCTAATGTGTAAACCCCACCAACACAATTTCGGGTTCACCCGAAATTGCATGCCTTTTTTCCCACAGGGTTTTTGGTTTGAGTTGACTCGGGTTATAGTAAAAATACGTAAAGAAATTAACATGATAATATATTCAATGCTAATTAAAGTGTGTTAAAATGAACTACTTTAAATCTACGCCTAATTGGTAGTAGATCTTGATCATTCGTAAAACATTCTTCAGGAGTATAGTTGGATAATACGATGATTTTTTGAGGTCGTATCTTCTTCATAGTTGAACCTTTGACTTCAGGGGAGAATGGATATCGATCTGACCATATCTTTAGGAAAGATCCCATCCACTTACCTGCTTCAGGATTCATCTCTTCGATAGCGACGACTTCTTCATCTTCGTAACCATCCCACCACTTGTTTAAAGATT